TGAGACATATTACCTTTAGCACCCGATGTCGCCATCATATAGATACTGCCGAAGCGGTCAAGACCTGCAGATATTGCATCTGCAATCTTGTCGTTTGTTTCCATCCACATCGATACGACACCGTTATATCTTTCGTCTTCAGTAATCAAACTGCGATGATACTGGTCTTCGATAAGCGCTGTTTTTGTTATCGCCGGCGAAAGCAGAGCTCGAGCAATAAGTGTAGAGTCGAGAAACAAACCAGCCTCTTTTATTGTCGTTCCATTTGCTTCGCTTGTTTCTATCAACACCTGGAATTCAATCCCATAGGTTTCCTGCACTCGCCGGTCGATTGTCTTTTGAAGAACATTATTCCCAAGGTCTGTGTCACCAGACCCTGGCGATGTATCGTCATCGCCAATGGCTATTTCATTTGGTCTACGTGCTGCACCGGCAATAACATCTCTGATCACCTGTCGACCAGTATTGACCAAGAGGTTTTTTCCGTATGCCGTGGCAACAATTTCGCCCGTCCTGACATCCCGCGCCGTCGCTTTCACATTATATTTTGTAGAAATGTTTTCAGATAATTTCATGTCAACTAGCCGAACAAGATAAAGCCGATACTATTGCTGTGGCCATAAAGATAGCATCGATGTTTTCAGGCTCTCCAAACCTCGGGCCCGTGACCACGGTGGTCCCCAACGAATAATCCTCATATATGGTTCCGATATAGACATCGCCAGCCTGGAAACAAGTATATGGATCATCTTCCCAATCATCCAGGCTAAAATACTCTGTGCCAGATAGAGCATCTGCTACATAAATATTCTCAGCAAGCTCTTGAGCGTCTTGTGAAACCTCCTCACCTTCAATAGCCCATTGCCGGCCAGACTCATTCAGGATTTTATAATAATCACGCCAACCTGCGTAGGTCTCTTCATTGTCAACCGCCTTATATGCTACCTGGTAGTGTTCTCCGCCAGGGTTTGTGATAGAGACATCGGTAATTAAAAAAGTGTCAGCGATTCCTTCATCGGGGAGTTGAATAGATTGAACCATGCCAGGCTTAAGACCTAGTTGATAAGTTCTTACAGAAAGTTGCATGTTTACTCTGGCATGTTTATCGAGCAAAGCTTCAGCATAATCAGACGCTAAACCAGCATCCTCTATCTCAGCATCGAAAAGAACCTTCTCATATCGACCATCACCTCCATCAACCAGCTTTCTTGCTGCGACCTGATCAGTATCTGTATCGCCAGAATAGAGTCTAAAAAGCGGATTGTAGGTAACAGTTAAATAATCACCTGAATCATTTAATGGAGAGGCCGTCGTATTCTGGGAGATAGCCGTTTCACCTTTAGACCAAAACCAATCATATCCGCCAGAATCTGATTCATCATCTACGCCACGAATGCCGACTGTTTTCGCCACGGCGTTCACCTTGACTGTCGGCTCTGTGGCTATTGGGCTATCCACATCCCAGGTGGTTGTTTCTCCATCGCCCTTGAATTCTCGTGTTCGCGATGCGCCAATATCCTTGCCGCCTCGGATAAATTGGACGTTTCGATATTTCTTCAGATCAGTTGACCTGGTGATTCTCGAATAAGGACGACTGCCGGCTCCAATATCCCATCGAGCGGCTCTATGCCCAGGGGCCTCGAAGTGAAGATTTTTCCCGGCATCAATCCACCAGATGTAACCAGTCATCGCCGCGATTTTGTCGAAGGCTGAAGCGACTGTTGAAAGCTGGAAACGGATATCCTCAAGTGTAGGACCATCCTCCACCTCAGTCGTAGTAACGTTGTAAGTCGACAGCTTCGATGTGACAATCTCTTTAATGGTGTCGCCAGCAGATTGTGAGGTGTAGAGATAATTCAGAATCTTCCGGTCAGCAAGTTCGCAGAAATCAACCGCCGTGATTGAAATAAACTTAGCCGTACAATCTGGATCCACTGAAGGGAAAACAACATCTTGCGCGAACACCGAACCGCCAAAATATGTTTCACCATTTATCTGGATGTAAACCGACTCGCCCTCGCTGATCCAAAAATTATTATCTTTATCTATCAAATTAAATCTCGCAACGCCTCTACCGGCAATTGAAAGATCAAGATTTAAGCTCCCGTCTTGAAATACACCTGTCCGGTCAATACCACCGACAAATACACAAAAGCTTGTATCGATCGGACCCGGTGGATGGTCCCCGCCGTAATAGGTATTTCCGTATCCGAAAGCGTTCATGTAATGTGTATTTCAAGCGCCGCGGCAACATCCGAAGTCGTCGGAGACCAGCTCCCATCTGTATCCACTCGAATATAAATCATGTCGCCAGCCGAAAATGTATATGTCCCAATGGCGGCTGTCGCCGAGTTCTGTTGATTGCTCGAGTTGATCTCCACCGTCAAGCCAGTTGGTACCGCCTCAAATGTACATGTCCCAGCTGATATAGCGGCATTCGATGCCCCTGCAAGCGCTGTGATCGATCCTGCCCTGACTGCAATGCTCCGCTGGATGATCGTCGCGGCTGTCCCTTCATGGCGTCTCAAGTTCAAATTTGATTCACTTGCGCCAAGGTTTTCATAATACCACCCGTCTAGCCAGCATCGATTGACTTCGTTCACTCCTGTTTCAATATCGTCAACCATCTTACTCGAAAAAACCGGCATGATATAATCGCCGGAAGAATGTGCGCTGGCAGTTGTCCCTTCCTGCGCTCGAATACAGCTGGTCAAACTACTGCCCGATTTGTTGACAGCCCGGATCAATTCCCGATTAAGGTCACCAGCTGGATTTGTCTTTGTGCTTGACCAGATAACGCAAAGATAGCCATTTGTCGGAGTCGGAAAATCTGTGTCATCTGTCAATGGGATGGTCGAATCGCCCGACCCGATCCCGGAAGATAGAGTTGTAATCGCAAAATTGGGTCTATCGTCTAACGTAAGAAATGCCATTACTTGTAATCTCCGACATAAACATCGATAACGCCAGGTAAATGCTTGGCTGTTGTTGTGGCCAAAAGAGCACCGTCAAGATGTACATTCACCTGTTGACGCATAGGCGATGTTTTGAAGCCAAAAAAATCTCCGATATCTCTCCCGATATCTGAAATAACATCGCCCACTTCACTCCAGAAATCACCGCCTCCGCCGCCTCCGCCGCCAGGAAATGCACTGGTAATTAACCCTTCAGCTTGCCCCTGTGTCAACCTGCCACCCTGTTCCATTGCGATCTGCTGGCCCAAACCTACAAGGTGAGAAACGCCAGCCTGAGCCGCCTTCCGCGTCAAATTGTCTCTGGCTGTTTGAAGTTTTTGGCTCAACGTATTATAGCTAGTCTTCATTATTGGGCTACTGCCAGCGCTCACATTCAACCCGCCAAAACCACTTGATGATTGCATCCACTCAACCAATCCTGTTGCGGCAAATTGCGCCATAATTACCGTTGTCTGTTCAATGACAACCGCAGCCAGATGTTTCATTTGTTCTTCAAATGAATCGGCGAAGCTCTTGCCATAAACAAGCGCCTGCGATAATGACCTGCCAAGCGCTCGAGCGAATCCATCAAAAACGGTCTGCACGATCGACCCGACACCTTCAAGCGCCGCGGATACTCTATCGGTGACCATAATGGCGCCGTCACCCCAAGATTCAAGATCTTGTTTATTGTCTTTAAGCTCCTCTCCGAATCCACGGAGCGCTGGTATGGATTTGTCCACAGCAGCGCCAAAATCACCAAAGTTACGCGTGGCTTGCCTGGTCTTCTTGTCAAGATCTCCCAGCACGGGCCCCGTCATTATGCCAATTTGCCTGTTAAGGTCTTTTAATTCTTCTTTTAAATAATTTATCTCGTTATCTAATTCGCGCACCCTCGCAAGCGTTTTAGCCGTTTCCGCACCAAAAGGATTCTCATCGCGCAGATGCCTATATTCAACAGCCAAGTTCTCGACAGTATCGATAAGCTTACTAATTCTTCTTTCGGTCTCAGCTATTTTTATTTCCAGACCAGACCGGACAAGTCCGTCTGTGCTGTCATTTAGCTTATCGGTAGAAGCTTTTAATCTATTTACAATTGCATTCTGAGCCACATAAGCAGCTGTTGTTAACCCAATCGCTGTAATCAACAGCCCTATCGGATGCGCCGCAATTATGCCAAACAAAGATTTTAGCCCTAACGTTGCAACACCGACGATCTTCACTAAAGCGCCAATCCCTACCAGAAGCGGCCCGATTGCTACCACAAGCAGACCGACACCGACTATCAGTTTGTGTGTTTTTTCGTCAAGATCTTTTAGCCAGCTTGAAAATGCTGAAAATGTTTCAACTAAAGATTCGGCAAGCTTCATCAAGTCTCGGAATGCCGGCATCAGAGCGTTGCCAATAGTGATCCCGACATCTTGGAATCTACCCCAAAGAATCTTTAGCTGATTAGAAAAACTGGATAGTTGTATGTCGGAAACCCTCTGTGTCGTCCCGCCCGCCTTATGAAGCCTGTCGTCATATTCTCGGATTTTGTCACTAAGACCAACCAGTGCAAGGGTGGCTTGCACACTTCTACTTGTGAACCCAAGCATATCGATAAGGTATGCTTGTTTCATTTCGTCGGACATATCCCCCATCTTGGATTCAAGGAACTCAAGAACATCGGCCATGTGACGCATCTCGCCTGTAACATCAAAGACAGCATCGTAAAAATCTCTGTGCTCTTTCTTTGATGCTCGAGCGGCTTTTTGCACATCTCGATAGGCGATAAATAACTGTGTACCGGCCTCGGCACCCTTTACTCCTTGATCGGCAAAAGCGGCAAGAACAGCCAATCCTTCTTCTATATCTTTCCCCAAATTTTTCATCGCCAAGCCGGCCTTATTGGTCAACGCTTCAGAGAATTGTTGTGTTGTTGCGTTGGCCATCGCAGTAGCCGCGACGAGACGGTCAGAAACATAAACCATATTATTATAATTATCGGTTACGTTTTTAACCGTAAGACCAAGAGCGCTCTGCGCATCTGTCAAAAGGTCTGTAGCCAGGCTGAGATCAAACGCCCCAGCTGTCGCAAATTGAGTTACAGCCGGGAGTGCTTTCATGGATTGTGCTGCGTCAAGACCAGCGCTTGCCAAGTAATAATAAGCTTCTGCCGTCTCTCTTGCGGAAAATGTGGATTCTTTAGCAACATCACGAGCCGTTTTCGCAAGATCTTCTTTCATAGCCTGACCCGTATCGCCCATGATCGCGATGCTACGAGTCATTGACTGATCAAAATCAGCAGCAAACTTCACCGCCGCCCCACCGGCCGCGGCCAATGGCAATGACAAACCACGGGTCAGCGTAGAGCCGGCCTGCTGCAAGCTCGACCCGATCCGGTTCATCTTCCTGGAAAGCTTGCCTAGCTGCCGATCGAAGTCAGTTAGGACTAAGCCGACCTTGACCCAAAGGCTTGCTGCTGCTGCCATTCTGACCTCTCCGTTTCCTGCGCTCCCTGGCTTTTCTTAGATGCTCCCTCTTGATTTGCTCAATACTGACTTCTTGCTTGTCTTTGCCCATCAAGATCTTGAACCATCTGCTAGGCCCGGTCTTTCCGTGCGAAAGACCAGCCATTACATACGCCAAGGATTCACATCGTTTCCGTTTTTCGTATCGTTCTCGCCAGAGCCAGCCATCGTAGAGCCTCGAAAACTCCTGTAGCGTCATGCGCCAGAACTCGTCTGGCGAAAGACCTAACGCGCCAAATGCAACCTCTTGGATCTTCTGCCAATTTATCCCGCCTCGGCCATCGCTTCGGTTATCTTTTTTTTTGCCTCTGTATCACCGAACTTGTCAGTGATCGCAGTCATGATTGAAGCGAAAACAGAAGCCATCTTGTCATTGAAGGCATCGCCATCGGCAGACTCAAAAAGGTTGCCAGCCTTCCGAACAGTCAAATCAGGCTCTTCATGTAAAAGGCCGGCCCAGAGAAGTAATCTGATGGTCTTGAAAGAAACTCGGGGATCGCCTTCCTCGTTTTGGAATGATCGAACAGCTTCCGTTATTGGCAAGCCTGCCTTCTCTTCAAACTCTGCTAAGGCATTAAAATCGTATCGAAGCGTTCGAGTCTTATCTAAACGGATAGAAGCCTCTCCCCGATGATTATTCGACATAAATCACCCTCTAATAGGCATCACCTCGACGCCAGTGTCTGTTGAATACGTCAACTGCACACGACCATTGCTATCGTTGAATCGGCTAGCGCCAATTGGTCCCACCATCCGCACCTCATTTGCCCCAACCGCCAGGGCGATATTATGGGTGGAGCCCTGATCACAGGCTTTCTGCGACGCGATGGTCACGGTTGTGGCGCTCGATGATGTGTTGACTACAATATAAAGCGGCCCATTTGCAGTATTGGTAATGTAATCACCTCCAGCAGCAACCGCCTGAAAATTTGCGCTTGCTTCCTCGACATCCACTCCAGTAGTGTCGAGAACCATGCTATAAACAGTCAATTCGGCCATCTATGCCTCCTTACGCTCTCGTCGAGGTAGGTTCACCTCGACCGGAAAAACTCACCGAGTAGTTCACAACCTCGTCATAACCAAAACTGATTGAGAAGTTATCGACCTTTGCCCAGCCGATATACGTATCACCATCAGCGTTCTCCATCTTGAGGTTGACACGATGATCTGTGGTCGCTCCGAAACCGACTGTATCAACCAAATAAAGATAGCAAGTGTCATCAGGATCGGCCAGGCCATCACACGTGACCGTCCATGAACGGCTCGTTGTGATTGAATCGGCCCATCCTGAATTGTCCTTGTTGGTCGCATCGGCATCGGTGGTCGAAAATTCGAGCGTTCCGCCTTTCTGTTGCGGTAAATCATCCCAGCTGGGGCTTGACGGATTTTCGTTGGTATCCAGCCAAACCTTCCAGCTGAGTCCAGTTTCTATCGCCATAATTTACTCCAATCTATAATCAGCCCGTATAGGCGACATACCAACGTATCCGGACAACCCCGTGCCTGATTACGTTGCCCTGTGGGTCCAGTTCAATAAACCCCTGCGCTTGCGCTAATTGTCCTTGTGTTGATTGATATCCACCAGCAAGCGATAGCTCAGACGTTGTAAGCGCCTGAGTCGCCGCGTTCATAATTTGATTCACCTCCTTAAAACCATGAATGTTTGACCAGCAATCGATATCCATGACGGCTTCAGTCGTTGGAACACCTTTTGTGTTTCCCTCGTTTTGTTCATATTGGCCGAACGTGACCGCCGGGAAGGGTTGGCTTTCAGACATCCACTCGGTGACTGTGACCCCAAGCGATACCAGCGTGGCATCGTTTGTGAGTATGTCGAAAACGGCTTTCTGAACTGAATTGAGTGGAATGTGTTCAGCCATTTGCCTTGTCCACCAGCCTTCTCAGCACACGCTCTACTCTTGCCTGATAAGATGGCGCGACCGTCCTTACAGCTCGATACATGTAAGGCTGCGCGGAAATGGGGCTACCACTGCGAGTCTTGCTCCCAAACTCTACATAGCGGGCATAGCCGACGCTTGTACCAACGTCCGCCATGAGACCGCTTGACTTCTTCGAGTATTCGCCCCATTTGTTCTTACGCCTTTTCTTCACTCGGATGCTCTGTTTCAAGAAACCAGGTGCAATCCGTTTCGATCGGTAGATATACTCACGTTTCCCGATCGGGGCGTATGCCGCAGCATAGCTTGCAAGCGTTCGAGCTGTCGATTGAACAACATCACGCATTGCTGAATACGTCTCATCGTTCAATCGACGAAGCATATTCACCACGCCTTTTTGCCCTTCAACCGACCAAGTTATAAGCGGCTTTGCCATATCAAGCAGCTTCCTCACAAAGGAGTTGCAACCACCTGTCACGCTCATCCAGGTTCTGAATCCCTCGGATATAGAACACCCGGTCGCCAAGATAGATCTGTTGAGTTGTGTCGACGTCCGATCTGTAACGGATCTTGAACCGATGCGTGGTACCCGGCTGAAGCCCCTGCCTATGAAACGCCTCTCTTGCCGAAATGGGAACAATCTCAGCCCACACAGAGGCGAGTGTCGACCAGGTGGTTGTGTATCCACCTTGACTGTCACTCGTCTCTGTGCGGGATTTGATTGTCACCCTTCGGTTGAGCCGCCCGGCATACATCAGCAAGCCTCCAGCATTCGATAGCCCCAGATAAGTGTCCCAAACGCCAGCGGGAGCTCGGTCATTGTCTCACCGCGGTGAAGGCGAGCTACGGCCTCGCGATGCTCGAAAAGATGCCCAGCGAGAAGCTTGATCGCCTGCTTCAGAACTGAAGGAACATCATCATCAACCCCATAACCGGCGACAAATCGAACCGTGATCGGCTCATTCTGTGAACGAATAGTTGGCCAGGACTGGTTGTATGCAAGCCTGATATACCCAGGCTCTTCGTTGGTTACCACGTCATAAACGGCAGAGCTTAGAGTTTGCTCCACACCATCTTCATCGTAGTACTTGACCGACGTCACAGACGAAAGAGGTGGATAGGAAAGAACAAGATTATCCTCCCATTTCTCAAATGTCTGATCATAGGTAGCAGAGACAAACTGCCTGCCTGTTATCCGTTCGCAGTACTCACGAGCCGCTTGAATCAACGAATTGAGAAGTGTATCCTCATCTGCGATATCTACTCTTAGGTGAGTCTTCAACTCCTCAATGGTGATCGGTTCGCTTTGTGAAGCTGTAACAACCGAGATGCCAGCCATGATAACCCCTATCGCTTCTGCCAAACTTTGACATAATCGATATCTGCGGTATTCGCGGCGGCTTCGCGGTTGATCAAACCGATATAGGCACAGAGCCCAACGGTTGTGGTGATCCCAGCGCTTTCGGTGTAGATATACTCGCCATCAAGCCAGAAAGCACAATCAC